CAAAGACCTGTAGATTTGTACACGCTGACTGTACAGCCGCAACGCTAATCATAAACGGCCAAGTACCATCAAAGGATGATGTCGATAACAAACTAAGACTAGCTGTATCTCCGTCACCAGTTTGATAGCTATGGGCAGGGAGGTTGTACTGTACAAAACATCTAGCACCATCATGACTAGTTTTTATTTGTTCTGTAAGTCCAACGGTATTTAGATCAGAACGCTCCAAGATATTTCGGGTATTGTCGATCATCTTCTTGGGTGCTACAGGCTTATAACCGTGACCATGTATACCTAACTCTGCGCTATTGTCAGTTCTGTAGATAACAGATTTAGAGCTTGGTATGTCGCATCGCTCTTCAGTAGCATAAGTTAAAGGCGTAACAGCTATATCAAAATCAGCCGCACCATACCCACTGTCACGTAAACCTTGAACAGCGCTTGCATTTCCAAACATATTTAATACTGTATTCATCTTACTATTTCCTATTTAAGTTTTGTGATTGTATGTTAACACATATAAACATAAATGTCAACACATATTTTATATAAATACAACTTGACTTTGAAACAAATCTGTGCTATAATAAACTTTATAGTTTTAAAGATATTTTTTTTTCTTCTGTAAAAAACAATAACAAAAAGAAAAGAACAATCGCTTTAAAGATTTACATAGACTCTATAGAGACATATCTGTTTCAACTTCAAGTGCATAGTCTTCCTCATCTACATAGGTATCATCATCTTCTATACCATAATGGTCGCACAAATTATTAATTAACTCTTCGTTATCGGGTTCATTTTTATTCATCCTCACTGCTCTCCTTTTCAATTAGCTCCGCTGATACCGGAGTTGTTTCTACAACACTAATACCATACTTGTTCCAGTGCTTCCTGATATTAGGGTTGTTGGCATACTGCTGAGCCTCTTCAGGACTTGATGCCGCAACATCTACATAGTACCCAAGCAATTCAGACATGAGTACTTTGTATTTGTATACTGGTTTTGATGTATCTATGATACCTTTCACTGGTTTATAACCTCCATAGTAAGTGCTAACTGTTCCTGTATGGTACGTAGTCTGCGATAGTCACGACTTAAAACGTCACCTGCTCTGTCGCTCAAATCTTCAATATTCATATCAACATGAAGACAGTTCCGCATCTCCTCCAGTATAGCTATTAGAACCTCATAATTTTCTTCTGTAAGTACTGTTGCATCTCCTTTAAGTGTAATCATTTCTCACCTCTCTATTGTAACTTTAAATTCAGTTGCGTCTAGCTCTTCCTTAACAGCATCCATGACCTTGGTTTCTAGTGCATCATCTATCATTACTTCAATGCTGTACGAATCTGGTATGTCTTCTGTGGTTTTCTCTACCTCATACATTTCAGATTCTAATGTGTCAACTCGCTCAACTAACTCATCAAAGCTTATGTACAAAGCCTCGTCAACGGGGTCACTTAACTCCATCACTCGCCTCTCAAGCTCTGCTACTTTCTCATTAAGTACATTTAGTTTCTGCTCATTAGCATCGAACTGAGCTTCATGCTCTGCCACTCGACTAGCTTTCCATACTCTATCATCAATCCATTCTTCTACTGCGGTTATCAAAGTCTTCATTACAATCTCCCTGCCATTAGTGTACCTGAGTCATAAGGCTCAGAATAATATCCATACTTCAGTAACATTGAGTCTAACTTTGTATGGACGGTTCTCTCATCGTTCCAATAATCAAACAATGGCATACCATCAGGAGCTAAACCATCTTCTGAACCTTTGAACCACATACCGCCCATCGACTCAGACTCACCGTAAAACTCCATACTGTCCACCGCATTTAACTCTGGGAACGCCTTGTTTAATACCTCTATTACTTTACTGTGTTTCACTTTGCTTCTCCTATCATATCAAACCAATTATCAAATGCATCCTTGTCTAGATGCTTGTCATTTTCCCACACATTATCAACGGCTTGCCATAGATCACACGCTGTACGTGAGGCCTCTTCCCACTGCTCAGCATCAATCGCCTCTCGCAGTGTTTTAAGTCTTTCGTGTATTGTTATCATGTTATATCTCCTTGTTATAACAGTTATAATTAATTTAAGAGTGACCACTATATACTAATGGTCACGATAAATCAACTACACCCAGTTCCAGATTGCGCGTTTAGGCGTTGGTCGCTGAACATACAAGCTCTTCTTGCCCATGTGTATCTGCACAAAGTTATCAGATAGATGCACCTTGTAGCCTCTAGACTTCGAGACTCTCTGACGATACAACGCAGGTGATCCGCCAATGCTAAAACGTGTTTCAATATATTGCTTTTTCATAGTTTACTACTCCAGTTGTTGTGGCCTTGATTGGCCGTTAATAAATTCTGTTAGCCTCCTACGGCTATGATATTGTTGAACTCTGCGACATTTGCACTAGTCACAAAGAACGAATCTGATCTCTTGTTGTCCTGCTCCCGTTCCTTTTTGTTGCTACCTTTGCGGGTCAGTGTGCCAACTACATTACCATCTAAGTGTCTCAGGTCTGTAGTGTCAAACGATTTCAGACTATGGTTTATCTGTAGTCCGTCATCTTTCAGGCCTTTAGTATTGTAAGCCATCGCAATCCTATGCCCTGCGCTCACTGCTTTACGTAGTGCCGACTTGCTTTGAATACTATACATACTCCCGCTAAATGTCAAATCATAATTTGATAATGAATTCTTTCTAACCCTGCTCAGTATCTTGGTGTAATCATAGAACAAAGAATCGGGGCGCTGTAACATTATATCAGTAAAATCTATATCACTTGTACCATTCAATCTAAATAGTGCAGGGATGCCCGTTTTTAGCGCCTTACGCTCCGCCTTATCTATTTCTGATAGTAGGGTACGGGTAAAGTTTAAAGGCCTTAGAAGCATTAATATAGTCCTTTTCGTGGCGGCATTCTGTCCCGTACTCATGCCCAACTGACCGCTAGAAATTAGACATGGAGCTTTACAACCTGCCAATTCTGCAAAACTGCATAGCGTTTCTGTCGCTACTTTGTCGGCAGGTTGAAGATAAAGAATCAGAGTCTCGAACTTATCCGCTCCCTTTTCTACCTTGAGACTACTACCAAACAGTTTACCCTTTTTGTTTAAGTAATTAAGGTTTGACTTTGCCCACTTCTTGGCGTTCGTGTTTATTAGTTTTGTGGCGTTGATCTCTGCCAGTGTTATCGGTTCCATTTTATTTTTCCTTATAACAGTTATAAATATTTATGGGATCATTAACAATATACAGAATAGAGCGCCTACTGTCAATATCCACAGTGTGAAAATTATAATTGTTTCTGCGGTGCTATGTGGTTCCATTTTATTTTCCTTATAACAGTTATAAATATTTAACCTTTATCAGTAATTCCAATATTGAAAAGGCCACCATCAACCATGATATAAAAACCATGATCAAAATCATATTCAATCCGTGGCCGTCTTGGTTTGGTTAGATTAAATTCTATCACATAATCTGCACCTACCGCCACAAATCCCCGCTCCCGTTCGTCTTCAAACCATGTTGAAGCTTTCATAAAAACAATATCAAGCATAAAACCTCCAGTTAGTTATAACAGTTATAAAATCTATCCAGTTAAGCCGCTCAGAATTTGAACGGCTCTCAGGATATATCTTATATCTTTGCGGCCAGTTCCGCAATAGCTTGTTTGAGTGCTGATCTGACTGCTACATCCTTAACGGTTCTTAGATGCTCGCTAAGTATTCGGACGTTCTCGCTGATCTCCTTAACTTTTGGAGATTGTGGGGCATCCTTACCAATCTCTGCGCCTTCGCCACCTTCGCCACCTTTTGAAGATCGGGGGACAACATCAACTATTTCTCCATCCTTAACAGTTAGAGCGGGAGCGTCTGGCTTTCCATTCTCCTTGTTGATTCTCTTACTGATTCGATTAATCAATGATCTTAAAACTGCAATGCTAGGTGCATCGCCATTCAACCCTTCCCACAGTGCAAGAATAAAGTCTCTCGCTTGAATATTGCTTTTATCCATGTAGCTATTAAGAGCGGCAGTTAAAAGCTCAGTGACCTGCGCCTTGTTTTTTGTACCTGCTTTAAGACCCTTCGCTAGTTTTAGAGCTATTTCTTTTGTCATGTTTAAAGTAGTCATATCTATTTACCTCTATAAAGTTAATTAATTGATTGAGTTACTACAGTACAGATATTAATGATATTTAAAAGATAATCAATTAATTTATAACAGTTATAGCAAATTAGAATGACCAGATATAAATAATTGGTCACGCTATAGAGTTATCAAATATATAAAGAGCGGGCGCGCGAATAACACAAATAAAAACCAAGTACAATAGTTTTTTTTAAAACTTTTTAATTGATTGTGACTAGATATTTAAAACGAGGTCTAAGCGATCCTATAAGGTTTTATAAACTTTTTAATACCAAAGTGAAGGGAAGCTTCAAAACGTCTTAGAATGGATTCTATGAGCTTTTAGAATCTTTATAGATTCCTTACAGGAAGTGAGAGAATATATCAAGCTATTAATTTTTATAGTCTTTATAGTTTTTATCTATTGATCTTTACAGACTTTAAAGTCTTTATAGGATTGGCAACTAGATTGCAATAAACTTTTTAGACTTAGAAGTCACAAAGTCTTTAAAGTCTGTGAAGTTTTTTGTAGACTTGAGAGACTTTTTGTGCTTGCGGTTGAGTTTTGAAGTCTTTAAAGAAGGTAGGCAGGTCGCCATGCCCCCTCCCCCCTATATATACACAATCATATACATTTTTACAGGCTTTGGAGTGTCAACCAGATAGCGGCGGGGCTTTAAAGCCTCACAACAAAAAGAAATAAAAGAAAAGAAAAGGATACTAAAAAGGGGGATATAGACAAGTGAGGTGATAGGGTCGCTACAGGCTATATAACCCTGCGGCCTTAATATCTATTATACACCTGAAATTCAATTTTGTCAAGGTTTTTTTAAACTATTTGCAAAAAAGACTTGACAAAACCCCAAAACAGGGGTATACTGTATATATAAGAATAGGAAAGTAATATACATGTCCAAAACAAAAGAGCTTACCACGAAACAGTCATCGTTTCTTGAAAACTTAGTAGTGTGTAACGGCGATACAAAAAAAGCAGGAGAACTTGCAGGCTATTCAGCCGCTTCAGTTCCAAGCGTTGTAAAGAGTTTAAAGACCGAAATACTGGATATGGCTGAAGGCATACTCGCACAGAGCGCCCCCAAAGCCGCTTTAAAGCTCGTAGACATTATGGATAGTGCTGATCCTATACCACAAGCTAACATACGCATACAGGCCGCACAGACCATCCTAGATCGCGTAGGACTAGGCAAGACAGACCGACTTGATGTAACAGTAAATACTGGTGGTGGTTTATTTATTCTTCCGGCAAAAAACGAGACAGTTATTGAAGGTGTTTATGCAGAGGAGAACTAGTAGTACTATTCCTTTTGGTTATGCTATCAACGAAGCTAACCCAGAGTTTGTAGTAGAAATACCCGAAGAACTAGAAGCCTTAAACAAAGTTCTTCCGATGATAAAAGATAAAGCTCTTTCTTTGCGCGAAGGAGCTATGTGGCTTCAACATATTACAGGCCGTAAAGTCTCACACATGGGCTTAAAGAAAATAGCCGCTAAGCATGGATAAAGATTGGGATATTAATCCCGACAGCTACTTAAAAGACAAAGAAGGAAACTTCATACTTAAAGTAGACGGAACTCCACGCAAGAAAGCAGGTAGAGCTAAAGGCTCAAAAGGACGAGGCTATACTTACCACTCGCAAACCAAAGCGAAGATGGATGCCAAAAAATCAGTAAGAGAAAAGAACAAAAAGTTAAAAGCCGCTCAAGCTAAAGTAGACAATTATAAGAAGTCAATTACAAAAACTAAAAAGACTTTAAATAAACTAGAAGGCAAAGATGTCTCCAACGTCATAGAAGACGTAGAACTAAAACTAGTTCCTCCTTCTTTAGCAACCGAAGCTCAAGAGGAAGTAATCTTCAAAGCCAACGAAGGCCCACAAGAAGACTTCCTTGCCGCAGGTGAAACAGATGTCCTGTATGGTGGAGCCGCAGGTGGCGGTAAGTCTTATGCGATGTTAGTAGACCCACTGCGATACGCACATAGGTCAGCCCACAGAGGTTTAATACTTAGGCGCTCAATGCCAGAACTAAGAGAGCTAATAGACAAGAGCCGTGAGTTGTACCCCAAAGCCTTTCAAGGCTGTAAGTATCGTGAAGTAGAAAAGCTATGGACATTTCCTAGCGGCGCTAAGATAGAGTTTGGATTCTTGGAACGAGATGCAGATGTATATAGGTATCAAGGACAAGCATATAGTTGGATAGGGTTTGATGAGATTACACACTTGCCCACAGAATTCGCTTGGAACTACCTAGCTTCTCGTCTAAGGACGACTGATCCAGACATAGTACCCTACATGCGGTGTACAGCAAACCCCGGCGGTGTGGGCGCTACGTGGGTTAAAAAGCGATATATAGACCCTATACCGCCCAACGAGTCCTTTGAAGGCGCTGATGGACTAACAAGAAAATTTATACCTGCCAGATTGCAGGATAATCCTTTTCTTGCTTCTGATGGCAGATACGAAAGAATGTTAAAGGCTTTGCCGCCTACACAGCGCCAACAGCTTTTAGAAGGGAATTGGGATGTTTCAGAAGGTGCGGCATTCACGGAGTTCACTCCAGTACTCCATGTTGTTACACCTTTTGAAATCCCAATAAACTGGGAAAGAGTCAAGGGGATTGACTATGGCTATGCTTCCGAAAGTGCATGTGTGTGGGGAGCAATAGACCCAGAAGACGGGACATTAATCATCTACAGAGAACTGTACAGAAAAGGTTTACTAGGTACAGAGTTAGCAGAGATGTTAACTAACATGGAAGTAGAAGACCCGTTCTCAGTTGCAGGTGTGCTTGATACAGCCTGTTGGAGTCGAACAGGTACTACAGGCCCAACAGTTGGAGAAACGCTCTTACGCGCAGGACATAAGCTTAGAAGAGCAGATAAAAATAGAGTTCAAGGAAAGATTCAAATCCACGAATACTTAAAAGTAACGCAAAGCGGTAGGCCACGATTACAAATATTTAATACATGCCCGAACCTGATACGCGAACTTCAAAGTATTCCTCTGGATAAGAGTAACCCCGAAGACGTAAATACTCATGCGCCCGATCATGCTTATGATGCCTTACGTTATTTAATAATGTCTAGACCTAGAATCAATGATCCATTGAGTCAGATGCGACAAATACAAAGAGAACAAGTATTTAGACCTGTTGATTCTACGTTTGGATATTAAATAGGAAAAACCTTTAATGGCAGATGATAATTTTTTTGAAAGTGCAGATAATATTTACCTAGCAGAAGTAGAAGGCGAAAAAGGTTTGAGCTTAGAGCTTGAGCCTGATTTACGTTCTATGCTTGTTGGTTTAATTGAAGATCGTTTTGCAAGCGCCGAAACAGCACGAGAGTCAGATGAAAGACGATGGATGCAAGCCTACCACAACTTCCGTGGTTTATATCCCAAGCACGTTAAGTTCAGAGAGTCTGAAAAATCTAAAGTCTTTATCAAAGTAACAAAGACTAAAGTACTTGCGGCCTTTGGACAACTAGTAGATGTAATCTTTGGAACAGGTAAATTCCCAGTAGGCGTAAGAGAAACACATATCCCCGAAGGAATTTCTGAGTATGTACACCTTGACAATACGCCAAGCATTGAGACATCCGAAGCCCCAGAAGGCATGTCAAGCCCTACAGAAGAACCAGAAAATCCATTTGATGTTGGATACGTAGGAGATGGTAAAGTATTAAAAGCAGGAGCTACAATGTCAGGCTCCGAAGGTTTATTTGAAAACAAAGTAGAAGGATCAGAATTAAACTTTGTTGACGGCCCTTCTCCTAATCCTCAAATGCTTGAAATGTCTCCTGCTAAAGAAGCCGCAAGAAAAATGCAGGAGCTTATCCACGATCAAATTGAAGAATCTAATGGCTCTAGTGAGCTACGCAATGCGCTTTTTGAATCTACCCTTTTTGGAACAGGTATCGTAAAAGGCCCATTCAACTTTAATAAAACATTAAGTAGATGGACTGTTGATGAAGAAACGGGTGAAAGGACTTATAACCCTGTGTCTGTTCGTGTTCCACGTATTGAGTTTGTTAGCATTTGGGATTTCTTTCCTGACCCCAACGCTACCACTATAGAAGAATGTGAATATACTTTCCACAGACACAAATTAAACCGCTCACAAATGAGAGCTTTATCGAAGTTACCATACTTTAATAAAGATCAAATTCGTGAGTGCTTAGCAATGGGGCCTAACTACGAAGAAAAAGATTATGAAACTGAACTAAAAGATGATCAAAGAACAGAAGATTATGGTTCAGAGAAGTTTGAAGTTTTAGAGTACTGGGGAATTATGGACGCAGAACATGCCAGAGAAGTAGGCATGGAATTACCAGAGGATGTAGACGATTTAGATGAAGTACAAATTAATGCTTGGGTTAGTAATGGTAAGCTTTTGCGTGGTGTTGTTAACCCATTTACCCCGTACCGCCTTCCATATAATGCCTTCCCATACGAAAGGAATCCGTATAGTTTCTTTGGAATCGGAGTCGCTGAAAACATGGACGATTCCCAACAGATAATGAATGGTCATGCACGTATGGCAATTGATAACCTTGCGCTATCAGGCTCTTTAGTATTTGATGTAGACGAATCTGCACTTGTTGGCGGTCAAAGTATGGAAATTTACCCCGGCAAAGTCTTCAGAAGACAGGCAGGTCAAGCAGGTCAAAGCATCTACGGCATGAAGTTTCCTAATACTTCTCAAGAAAATATGATGATGTTTGACAAGTTCCGACAGCTTGCAGACGAACAAACAGGAATACCTAGCTACTCGCACGGTCAAACAGGCGTACAAAGCATGACACGTACAGCATCAGGTATGTCAATGCTTCTAGGTGCGGCAAGTTTAAATATTAAAACGGTTGTCAAAAACTTAGATGACTTTTTACTCAAGCCTTTAGGCCAAGCATACTATCAATGGAACATGCAGTTCTTTGAAGGCAAGCTAGGCACAGAGGGCGATTTAGAAATACACGCTATGGGTACTAATAGCTTAATGCAAAAAGAAGTACGTAGTCAGCGATTGACAATGTTCCTTCAAACTGCACAGAACCCTGCGATTGCACCGTTTGTTAAAATATCTAAAATTGTCAGTGAGCTTGCTTATAGTCTTGATCTTGATCCAGATGAAATCTTAAATGATCCAGAAGAAGCGGCAATCATGGCACAAATAATAGGAGCGCAAAATGTTGGACAAGCAGATGGCAATCAAGCTGTCGCCCCTGACGAGCAACAAGGAGCTATGGGAGGCGTTCAAGGAGCATCTCAACAACCTCAAGACCTTGGAGTTACAGGCACTGGTGGTGGCAACATCGGAACTGGAAATGTTCCGCAAGCAGGGGAAAGTGAGTTCTCTGGTTAATCTAGAGCAACTAAAAGAACAAATATCAGAAGCTAAAAACAGAACAGAGGATTAATCACATGCCACAAGGTAAAGGTACATACGGAAGCAAAGCAGGACGACCACCTAAAAAAGAAAAATATATGGGTGGAGGACATTCAATGCTTAGTCGTTATGATGATGGTGGCATGGCTACGCCAAAAGTAACAGAAAAAGAAAAAGAAATGTATGGTGAAGATGCGGCAAGATTTACATCTTTATATAATTCTTATATGCAATCTAAAGAAAAAGCTGATACGCCTGAACAAATGGAAACAATAGAAAAACGTTTTAAAGAAGTACAAGACAGTTTTGATGGAAATGCAGTTGGCGTTGCTTATAGACTTATGGACGAAGAAAAAGAAGGTAAAATGGAAGGGGGCATGATGAAGTACGCAGAAGGTTCTATGCTTGTACCACCAGAAATGGAAATGCCTGTAGATACTTATTCTAACATTCCTGAAGACGAAATGGCAGAAGCAAAAGCTTCACAGCTTCCAGACGATGAAATGGAAGATAAGTACTTAGAGTACGTACTTGACGAATCTTTAGATCAAGACGACCAAGAATATTTAATGAATGCTCTAGATGGTGATGAGCGTTTAAGCGGCATCTTTGATAAAGTCATGGATGTAGCAGGAGAATTCTCTGGCGAAGGCGAAGTAGAAGGCCTTGGCACTGGAGTATCAGATTCGATTCCCGCAAGGTTATCGGACGGTGAATTTGTTTTCACCAAGAAAGCAACCGACCAAATAGGCGCAGATAAGCTTCAAACTATGATGGATGATGCTGAACGTGCTTATGATGGCGGTTACATGAAGAAAGCGTTTGGCGGTATGGTAGACGACAAGCTTGAAGATAATCGAGCAGGTATGTATGCTGACGAAGAAGAAGAGATCAAAAAACAAATGATTAATTCTAATCGTATGCCAAGCATTAGATCGCGATAAGGCTACTCTATTTATAGACCCCTTATCATTTTAAAACCTAGAGGCCACCTTGAAGTATCAAGACCCTGTATTGTAAACGCGAACAGTACAGCCACCTTGAAAGACTAGCAAGCCCCAAAAGGAGAGTGACAATGACAACTGCAAGTGAAATGATAGACGAACCAGAAGCAAATCCATACAATGCTAGAAAAGATTGGCATGAGGATGTAAAACCTACAAACTCAGGAAGCGCAGACGGGTTATATTTTGAAAGACCTACGAAGGCTACCTCCAGTGACGAAGAGTCTACTGAAGCCCCCAAGCAAGGAAAACAAAATACTAATTATAAAAAAAGATATGATGACTTAAAAAAACATTATGATGAAAAGGTAGCATCTTTTAAACAAAAGGAACAAGAACTAAGGGCAATGGCACAAAGTAGCGAACCTACTTATGCACCGCCTAAAAGTGTCGAAGACCTAGAACAGTTTAGAGAGCAATATCCTGATCTATATGAAACTGTAGAGACTGTTGCACACTTACAAAGCGAACAACAAGTCGAAGCAATCAGAAGCAAGCTCTCAGCTATTGAAGAAAGAGAGGCCGCTATTGCACGTAGAGAAGCTGAATCAGCCCTACATGAACAGCACCCCGATTTTGAAGATATACGAGGCGATGAAAAGTTTCATAACTGGGCAGAAACTCAACCTGAAGCAATTCAGGATTGGATTTACAACAACCCAAACAATGTTAATTTAGCCATCAAAGCTATTGATTTATATAAATTAGAAAATGGTCTAGCTAAAAACACAAAGCAAAAGTCAAGGAAGTCACAATCTTCCAAATCTGCGGCAGACTTTGTATCTACCAAAACAACAGGTGTAGATTCTAAAGAGCCAAAGATATGGACACAACGGGAAATCGCGGCGTTGTCCATGAGAGATTTTGATAAATATGAAGCTGAAATTGATCAGGCTATCATGGAAGGACGAGTGCGATAATTTTTAATTATTGTCTTTTAGGAGTAACATAACATGGCTTTTAACCAATCAGATCAACTTTTTGAACAAAGTACAGATACCAACGGTAACTTTGGTAACTCTGTTTCAGGGCAAACTAATGCCTTTTTCATGCCTTCAATCTATTCTAAGAAGGTTCTTAATTTCTTCCGTAAGTCTTCAGTAGCGGAAGCAATTACTAACACTGACTATGCAGGTGAGATTTCTGCTTATGGTGACTCTGTAAAGATCATCAAAGAGCCAGAGATTACAGTTTACCAGTATGAGCGTGGTGCAGACGTAACTCAAACTAAACTGACTGATGCAGAAACTACTCTCATTGTAGACGTAGCTAACGCTTTCAAATTTAAAGTAGACGACATTGAAACTTCTATGTCTCACGTTAACTTTAAAGAAGTAGCGACTTCTTCAGCGGCTTACGCTTTGAAGGATGCATTTGACGCAGGCGTAATCGCTAAGATTATTGCAGGTGTTTCTGCTTCTAGCCCTAACCATATCATGGGTTCTGATAATGCTACTGACCTTGCGGAAGGTACTTTTGACGGAACTGGTAACTTGGATATTGGTTTTGGTTCAAGTGAGCATGACCCAATTGATGTTCTTTCTCGTATGGCCCGTCTACTTGACGAGCAGAACGTACCAGAAGAAGGTCGTTGGTTCCTAGCTAACCCTGAGTTCTATGAAGTTCTAGTTCAAAGCTCTTCTAAGCTACTTTCTGTTGATTTCAACGCCGGACAAGGTTCAATCCGAAACGGCCTAGTATCAACTGGTAAGTTGCGAGGATTTGACATGTACAAGACTAACAACATTGCGGCCACATCTAATGCGGCAGGACAGTGTGTAGCGGGTCACATGTCAGCAGTTGCTACTGCACAGACTATCACTAGCACTGAGGTCATCCGTGATCCAGATAGCTTTGGTGATATTGTACGAGGCTTGCATGTTTATGGAGCTAAAGTACTACGTCCAGAGGCACTAGTATCTGCATTCTACGGTATCGACTAAGTAGAAGCATAAGAGAGGGGGATGAAATACTCCCCCAATCTTTTTAAGGAGTATATATGCCACAAGTAGGAACAAATGAAAAACCAATGATGATTTCAGCTAAGCCAAATGGAAAGATACTTGGAGATACAGGAAGTTTTTACAAAGCTGAAAATAAAAAAAAGTATGATG